TTGCCTAGGCGCGTGAGCGTGACGCTGGCTGTCTCGCCCGCCTTGGCCAGTGCAGCAAGCCCCGGCGCGGTGGCTGTGGCCATTTCGTCGGCCATGCTGGTAAACAGCGCGGTCATTTGCTCTGCCGTGGTGCCTGCGGCAACGTCGATATATTTTGTGTAGATGGAGATCTTGTCGGTGGCCAGACCGGTTGCTGTGGCCATGCCCACCATGCTTGTTTTCAGGCCCGCAAAGACAGATTCCCATGCTTGCACTTGCGCTGGGTCAATGGCGCTTAGGTCGGTCCAGTTTTTGTTGCTTCTGAACCATCCGCCTTTTTGAAAATAGTTGGCGTAATTGGTGCCTGAAAATGTGCTGTCAGCAGCAAAGGTGCCGCGTGTGCCTTGGCCGCGTGATTCAGTTGCGCCCATGCCGAAGGCGCGATTGATCAATCCGCCAACAACACCGGCTATTGGGCCAACACCGGGGATCATGCTTGCGATAGCTGCAATGCCGTTGACATTCAAGCCGTCGATGCTGTAACCGCCCGACAAGGCTTTACTGATTCCGTACCCAGACAGCCCGTTAAGTGCACTGCCTGCAATCAATCCGCCCAATTGCGCGCCACCAGCAGTAGCTGCGGCTTGTGCCGTGGCCATTGTGGATGTGCTCAACATACCGCCAGCAAACGACGCGGCCATCGTGCTGCCCATTTCTGCGGCCAACGGTGCAATCGCAGCGCCAATGGATGTCGAAACATTCAATCCAGCAGAAACTGCGTTATACAGCCCGCCGAGACCAGATGCCACACCCAGCATAGACGCTGCACTCTGCCCGTCGGATGCCATTGCAGCGCCAGCGCCGCCCAGCGCAAACGCGCCCGTTACCGGCTGAATCAGCACCTTGAGCACTTGCGTCTTAAGGGTGTTCTTGATGGTGTCCCAGAGCGACTCAAAGAATCCCTTGCCCGATTCAAAGGCGCGCATCAGGGCATCTTCCCAATACTTTGCAGATTCCTCTGCGGCTTTGCGGTTTGCGTCCTCTAGGGCCTTGATTTCGGCTTGTTCGGCCTTGACACGCGCACGAGCTGCGTCACGCGCTTCGCCTTTTTGCAAAATGCCAACCAGCCGCTGTTGCGCGTCAATCTGTTTTTGCAATGATTCATAGGCCGCACTGCCCGCTGTTTTGGTGGCCTGCGCGTCTTGCAGGCGTAGCAGCGTGGTGGCCGCGATATCACTTTGGAGCTTGCCGTAGTTGTCCAGCTCGGCCTGCGCGGTGTCTGCGGCTTGCTTAGCCGCTTCTGCCGCTTTTTCGTAGCCTTCTAGCTCTTTGGCGAACCAGTCGTTGGCCGATTTGTAGTCGGCGTTAATGGCGTTGGCGCGGGTCTGGGCGATCTGGGTGTGGATTTTGATCAATGCGTCGGCTGATTCTTTAGCTGCTTTGGCCACCTCGCCAACCTCTGGCGCGGCCTTTTTTGATGCACCGGCTATCGCCGTCATCGCCTCGATGCCAGCATTGCCGGTAGTCGTAAACGCACGCTTGGCCGATCCAAGTGTGTCAACCCAACCTTGACCGATGTCGGTCTTCATCTCTTTCAAGATTTTGGACGCGTCAGAAAAATCACCAGACAGCGCAGCAACAACAGCCGCAGACACGCCGCCCAACGTCTTGCCGATTGTCGAGAAAACCTCAATGATGCCGATGCCAGCTACATATAGGACGCGCAGGGCCGTGGACAGCACTTCGGCAACGTTCTTAAGTCTGTCGCCTGATGTCATGCTGTTTAGAAACTCACCGGCCAACCCGTTCAGTGTTGGCAGTAGTTTGCTGGCAACTTGTCTTGAAATCCCTGACACTCCTTGCCCGAGCAGGTCTAGTGTGTCGTTGAACTTTTCTGCGTTTTTAGCCGTTTCCTCGTCCATCGTCAAGCCCAACTTGCTGGCCATCTCATCGAAATCCGCAAGCGCTTGTGACCCGCCGTTGAGCATTGGGATCAGATCGGCGCCGGTCTTGCCAAACAATTCGATGGCTAGTGCAGTCTTTCCGAGGCCGTCTTGGTAGCTGGCGAACTTATCGGACACCAGACCGAGCACTTCTCTGGTGCTTTTGAGCGACCCATCGGCATTTCGCGTCTGAATGCTCATGGCCTTAAATGCGTCATTACCGTTAAGCACACCGACGGCTAACTTTGACATGCTTTGCTGAAGCGCACCCGCTGCAAGGCCAGATTGACCGTAGGCTAACTGCAACCCGGAAAGGTCTTTTACCGCAACGCCAGTCTTCTGACTTAACTTGCTAATTTCGTCAGCGGCATTGATGGATGATTTAACCCACGCGGTGAAAGCGCCAGCGCTCAAAACAGCGCCAAGTCCAGCTAACGCACCTTTGGCAGCGTTAACGCTCTTTTGGATGTTTAGCATGGCTGAATTGACCGTGTTTTTTGCCGCGTCCATGTCCTGACGCAGGCGCGCCACGTTCGCTGCCATTTCAATCGTCAACGTGCCAATGTTCGCCATATCTACTTCTTAGCCTGTATAAATGCCTTGAATGCGCCCGTTACTTTCTTCGCCACAGTTGCTCTGTCAAACTCGTTTACCGGGTCGCCGTATGGCGGTGGACACTCCGGTTTTTCCCCTTCCTGTCTTGCCGCCAAATATACCCTAGACATCTCCATCAACGCGCTGAATTCCCACGGCTGTAGGTCAGTGCCTGTCCCTTGCTGCCAAGCGATCAACTCGCTTGCCGTCAACGGAACCGGCCCCATCCCACCGGGTAGGACCATCCCAACATCGTGCCAGTACGCGACAACAAACACAGACTCGCCAACATCGGGCATTAGCGGATTCCCGCCATTGCTAATGATGCAATCAAGCCGCGTTTGTAGTTGCTCTTTTTCTATCCCTTGCCTATGTGCCTTGTTTGCGACAGCAGGGGTGGAGTGGAACCACCCAAGCTGCCGCGCGTAAAGCGTCAGGTCTTGCCTGACCCCTTCGTAAAATTTGCCCAATCTCCGATAGCCTTATTGACTTGCTCGGCAACGAATCCGATGGCTGGGTCAAGGTAAGCGACACGGAACATCTCGTAACCCGTCAAATCCTTGTAAGTGAAGCCGTTAAACGACACGGTGCAGGTAGCCAGAAACTCAGCATCCAGCTCACGCTGCTCATCGTCCTTCATCTTCTTACCGCCTTTACGGACATGCTCAAGGATGGCGCGGTTGCGCGTGCCTTGTGCCTTCTGGAATTGCTTTGACCCAGGGCCGTAGACGGTAACGCTCAGTGTCTCGCCTTGGTCGTTGGTCAATGGGTCACCATCGGGGCTTTCAAGCTCGATGACAGATGTTTCTTTGACTGCTAGTTTGGAAATATCAAACATTTGGTTGTCCTTTCGCGGGATTGATAAATTGCCCGTGGCCGACGCCTGCTCACCCCGCGAAGGATGAGACAGACGCCGACTCGGTGCTAGTTTAGCCACAGTGGGCATTCAGATTAGGCTGCTAGGGATTCGACGACGCCGACGTCGCCTGACGATGTGGTCAACTCAAGCGCGCAGGCCGCTGTGGTGATCGAGTCCACAGACCCGATGCCCATCTTCCAGCTCATAACCATCGCCTGGAAGTAATACTTGTCGCCATTCTGGGTGGTCACCTCGAAGCTGTAGGCACTGTCTGACAGTGATGCGGCCTTCATAAGCACTTGACCGGCATCGTCGGTGTTGAGACCGAGCGACAGGTTCATGGTGCCCTCGTTAAACGAGCCCTTGAACTTCTGCGTACCGCGAGAGCCTACGGGGTTGTGGGTCACCAGCGCAAACTCGCGCCCAAACTCACCGAGATCGGTGATTTCACCGACAGCGGTAAAGGTCAGGGCGGAGTATCCTGCGCTGTTGAAGGTGGCAGGAGCAGTTGCGGAGACTTTGAGGGTCGTCCCTGCGGATGTACGTACTGTCATGGCTATTTCCTTTCAAAAAACAAAATATCCCGCAGGGATGCGGGCAACAAATCGCCAGCCGAGGCCAGCACATTGAAGCACTATGATGTTACTCATAGTACCGCAAAACGTAATCGACACTTTGCGTCCAGATGTCGGTTTCTGGGTCTTTTTGAGCCACGCCCTGGATGTCAAGGCGACAAGAAATAACGGTCTTGCCTGCTGCCAAAACCTGATGCTTGAAGTCTAGCGCGTTTCGTACGGCAGCGTGGATCGATTTCACCTCTGCTATGGTCATTGCCAACGGGTTAATTTGTACCCTCGCGCGCGCCATCGCTGGCTCGCTAAAGTTAACGTTTGGCATCGGCACAGAGTCGATGACCTGATACACCAGCGCCGGAGGCTTGGTGTTTGTTGGTAGCTGCGACAGCGCGCGTTTTTGGCCAACTAGCGCCGTAATCTCAGGCACATTCAGCAACGCACCGACGATGATCTCTGCGTTCATTTTTTCGCCGCCTCTTTGTCAATACGCTTGCGAATGTAGTCCGCGGCCGCGTTGACTGCCTCAGTCTGCCCACCATCGAGCGCGGGCCGCATGAACGGCTTTGACTTAGCGCCAGGATGGTCAACAACATCCATGGCCAAGCCAGCAAAAAACAGGCTCTTTCGGCTCTTTGGCTTGATAAAGTGCTGTGCAGTTCCGAACTCGACCATATGCGCGTAGAACGCCTTTTTATCACCAGCGGAAACGGTGGCAGATACCCGCCCGCGCTTAGACCGTGTTCTAACCTTGATGCTATCGCGCAGACTCCCGGACTTTACCGGCACCAACTGCTTTGCCCTGTCTTCAAAAACCTTTGCACCAGCGCGCATCGCGCCGCGCATGATGTTGCCCTCTACCTTGGCCGGAAACTCGTTTAAGAGCTTATTCAAATCGGACAGCCCTTTGACGTTTAGTTCATCCATTCGTCAGACCCCTGTCTCTGTGCATTCGAAGATGATGTACTTGCGCTCATCATTCTGGTCAACCGATGCCGTGATCTGCAAGATTCGATCTCCATAGACGATCCGCCATGCGTCGGCATCCACAGATGGAAGTAGATCGGCGCGGTAGCGCACCAACACAGTGTGCGTCAGCGTCGATTCTAAAGCCATTGAGCGCATCTTTTCGCGCCCACCGATAGGGCGCACATTGGCCCATACGGTAGCGATGTCCCTCCAGACGCTGGACTCCTGCCCGTAGTCGTCCAGGGTTGCTAACCGGCGCTGGATCGTAATCCGACGGTTAAGTCTGCCAGTTTCCACGCTCAGACCTCCCACAGCTTATAGCTGTCCAGCATACGCTCACCGTAGGGTAGCGCGGCCATGGGTTTATCAGTCACAGCCTCGCGGCTGCGGTACATATGACCCGCGTGAAGAAGAATGAATTGCTTGACTGCCTCTGGCGTCGCCAGTCCCCAGCCAGCGGTGTAATTCACCGTCACGGCATTTGCCGTTTCCTTTGTTTCCGGCCAGTCGGTATCGTCAGCGGGAATAATACAGCCAGGCTCGCTCTCAATGTCCACACTGTACGCGGTCGGGTTAAGCGTCTGCGTCACGCCGTCAGCGTCA